CGTATCAGTAATAACGGCTGGTCTGCTATAACCAAAAATTTTGGCAACATTAGCAGTAGCACCAGCTGCAATCTGCGAAGCTGTCATGTACGGACCAATAACAGGGAGTGAAGACAACTGTCCAGCCGCTCTAGCAATTGCTGCGGCTGGTTTAGAAATAATACCAGTGCCATACTCATCAGAAGCAATCGAATTGCCCTGGTCTCTAGAATTAAGAGCACGAGCACGGCGACGACCACTTTGAGAAACAAGTGGTGGATCGGAGTTCGTGGGCATAGTGAGAACAACATCCTCAGCCCACAAATAGATAGTGATAGTAACGGGGTCGTTACCGCCATTAGCGTGGAGAAGGTTACCAAACGACCTGATAACAATTTCTCCCATATCTGTCCAATCAGCGGCGGGAATATCCAAATAGTTCTTGTCCCAGAAAACGGTAAGCAGAGTTCACCACCCGTATTTTTAGTCGGGTTAAGAAAAAAGTGAGGTTTCTGCGACGCTTGTATATTATCCTGTAAGATGAACGCCCGATCGGCCGTAACCTCGTCTCCCCTAGTAAGAGGGTTGTATGAAACGAGTGATCGACCATAATGAAATTTAGTACCAGAAATAACCATTTTACAATGTAACTTCATTCGAAGGAGTTGATAATTTTTGATTTTGTCCCTAACGTAGGGATTCTCACAGAATGCCTGCCAAGGATTAAATTTGTAATAAAACCCTTGTCCAACGACCCAAGTCTGTGCAGATTGGCGGAGAGGACGCTTCAAGAACGAACCCAAAGTACTGTCGTCATTCTTTGCAAGGTCCATTGTAGGATCGTAAGTTCCTTCAATAGTTTGCAACCAACCAGCATCTTGGTCAGCGAATGCAGTAATCTCCTGCTTAGACATAGGTGCAACTGAAGTTTCTGTGCGCCCTTCTGGAGCATCTGAATCAGATGCAACACCAGAATGTGAGATCAAAATCATACCTTCTAGCTGCTCAATTCGTTTAGTGAGCTGCTTAACATGGCGGTACTTTCGGTCAAGTTTTTGTCGTAGCTCCCTGACCCGAGCACGAAGTAGCAAGACTTCATCTTCTTCATCGAAAGATGCGACAGTACGAATTGTGCGAAGATCGCACGATATGTGTGAATCATTTTGAGCTGATTCTGGCTCATAAGTAGTATAAAGATTAGTAATGTAATTTGATAAATATTATGTGCGGCACATCAATCGACAACATAACAGTGCTATTTTGTTGGGTGACCAAACCCTCCCCTAAAAAGGGGTATGTACAAGTCCACTAAGCAGCCTGACCACATTGAATAGGTAATGCAGAACCTAATCGCTGTGCGTATATCTTACTTAGCAATCCATTTTGATTTTGGCTTAACACCTCCAGCATTGGACAACGCCGGGATCTCTTTATTTAACGTCTACCGTGATCAGTAAAGACAATGCGAGCCATCATAGCTCAAATGGGAAGGTAACATCCTTGAAGTGCTCATCTGACTTCGCCTTCCCCAACTTCACAATTTCTGTGAAACCATCGTGGTGTTCATGTCGGTATCCACTTTGAGAATCTAGTGGAAAAAACTTTTCCTTGTACCATTCGACGCGTTCATCATAGGTTGGAATAGGACCGACATATCCTGCAACATTAGCACGACGAGCAACCTCCAAAAGTTCCTCGCGGCGTTGGGTGTAGACATCTCTTCCGAATTCGAAGTACTTGAGAGCTACATTCTGAATTGCTTCCGCACTGGATTGTTCCATAGTAAGAACCTTGGATTTTAAGTGGGTATGCAACATCTTGGCAATAGAAGACTCCTCCACAGGAGATCTGTAAATTCCAAGCTCTTCATCCTTAACAGCAAAGTGCTTCAAAAAAGAAGCATCACTCAAGTTGATGAAAGGCACAGACTCAGCGTCTTTATCAGCCATAGTGTAGGTAATACCTACTTCATTCAACTCAGCAGCAATTGCCGTATGATTGAACCAATCCAAACCTTTCAAGACGGTCATGATATTATCATCACCATATGTCATGAGAGAACAACCCTTGGCAAAAGGGGGAATTCTGGTCCAACGGCTTTGTTTAGCTGCAAGCGCGTAATATGTATAGCGCATGTAGAGCGAGTTAACAATACTGTTGATGATCACCGTCAATGGGTGACCTGAGGGATTGGAACCAAAAAATTGAACAAGGGTTCCAAAATAATCATAAGTGGGATAAGTGATTTCCGAAGCGATGCCCCTCATGATGATCAAATCATCAGCATCATAATTTCCGGATTTTTCAGCTAGAGTAATAAGAATCTTGAATGCCATGAACATGAATTCAGGGGACATTCTACCATCAAATTTGGCATAATCACCAGCAATGGCACGATCCCAGCCGAACTTTCCAATGTGCTCATACAACTCAGTCCACTCTGGACTCTGCACAACAGTTCCGACTGCGCACTCAGTGATCGTTTTGTTCCTCTGAAATAGGGCTGCAAGTGAAAGATAATACTTGCGAACAAGAAAGACAAAAGGCATATTAGCTGCGGCAAATATACGCACCTTATCCTTATTGAGCTTGGTTGGCTCATCTTTCAACGATCCCTTGAATACGGTATTAATCGATTTTCCCTCTAAAAGTAGTTGCTCTAACCTAGCAACCTCCTCCAAGATCATGGGATCCACATCCCGAGGGCAAGAAATACCCTCCACTTGGCGATCGCTTTTCTCAACATATTGGGTTTTTGGTCCCTTGAAAGGGAAACCCATAGAGGTCGAAAAATTCATAGCATTAACGCCAAGAACTCCGTCTAATCCAGCCAAATTAGCATCATCGGAGATTTTCCCTACCTGCACCAATTCCTCTGATGGCAAAGATGCAAGTGTCAATGAATAATCCGTGAAAGCCTTCTGGGAAAACAAGGGATCAAACTTGGTGGCTGTGTTGGTTTTCTCAGCAATATCCACTTCTTTGTGGCGCTGAGCCCCCATGTCCTTCGGGGGACCGTGCTGTTTCCCAATGCCCATGACTTCTGTCACGGCGGATGAAATCAGAGAAGTAACCACAGCACTTGTGGGAGATGAACGGGGTTGATTATGACCTCCATGGATGCGTAGTTTAGCATCCGAAGTCAATCCCCTAGTAGGGCACTTTTCATGTGGCGCAATCAATGGACCGACATCCACGCCCATAATTTTAGTTTCAAAAGGCTGAGCGGAGTGTGATTGCAACACACCTGGCTTTTCACACATACGTGCGATAGTTCTCTCTAGAGCTTCACGAGTAACGAAGCCTCCGCCCCCGACAGTATCTCTGCCGGCAAGATGGTGCCCAGCAATGAAAGGCATTCCCTTAGCACTACCAATAAACGTAGCCATGCACAGACCTCCAAAAGTCCTATCAGGGAAAGAATATCTTAATCCTTGGAACACACCACCTTGTGAGGTGATAACACGACCGCGTTCAGCAGTCATATTTCCGTAAATCTTG